CCGAGGACTAGTCCTCGATGACTGGATGGATTAATTCCAGCTGCCTGTTCACGTCAGTACGGAGAAAGGAGTCATAATGGTAATATCGATACCTTACATCGGGAAACCTCGTTTAGATACGCGAGGTCTTCCTGAAGGTTACGATCCTCATAAATTATATGAGTACCGCTATGAAACCTTTAAACCGTCGAACGGTCTTGAGTCGTTTGTTTACAAGTTGATGCCTGTTTCTGTCTTCAAGTCGATAGCTTTTGCTATTGACCCAACGGCTAGATTCAAAACATCAGCGGGTAAAGTAACGCCTGTAAACCGGAAGCGAGTTCGAGCCACGGCATCCGTTTTGGATCTCCGTTATCGAACTGGCCCCGTCTACCAGAGGTCCTATAGTCAAGTGTCCAATTATATGGGACACTCTCTCTGTAGTTCTCCCTTTATGGTAGATACAGTTTACAACAGTCCAGAGTTTCGTGTTGATCTAACAAGACAACCCGTACTCGAGGATCATGTGCAAGATACGACTAATCGTACCAGATTGTTGGGTAGTGAAATAGGCGAGCTTGAGTTATTCAAGCATGACTTATTCTCTACTCCTCGATCCGCTATTTTTACTCGTACCGAACGTAGATACACCGATGGTGTTCCTTTTGATCCGGCCTGCTCTGCAGTCGGGGGAGTCCCCGATTACGAAGTAGGCACGGACATAAGGATCTATCGGAACTACTTCGGCCATTCGGCGATACTTCCAGAAAGTACCTATGATACGCTAAAGGCGTCTGAGATCGACTTTAACTTAGCACTTGCTAAGTCTTATTCGGTCAAAATGTTAGCAGGCTGGTCTCCTTCAAGAAGGGAGTACAGTCTGTTACGTAACGCCATAGAACTTCGTGACTTACCCCGTAGTGTGCTACAATTGCAGCAAACTATGGAGAATGTTCGCAAAGTTTTTGATTCCTTCGGTCGTTCTTCGAAAACTCGAGATCTTATCTTTGATCTTAAGCGATCGTCGAAAGACATCCCAAGTGAATGGTTATCTTTTCACTTCGGTTGGAAACAAACGTACAAGGACCTTGTGGACCTGCTCGAGCTACCTGAGAAGCTTTCAAAAAGGGTTAATTTCCTTATGAAGCGTCACGGGCGCGAGAGCACGTTTCGCGTTCAGAGAGAACATCTCTCTGCCGCGTCAGGTGTCTCCGGCTTCCAGTACGATATTGATACGGGGTTCGAATTTAACTCTAAAGTCGAATCTCGTTTGGAGAGAAAATCGAAGCTAAACCTTACGGTTAATGCAACGATCAACTTCCCATACATCAATATCCCCTCTCTTGCTCGTACCTACACTTGGTACGATAAAGCGGGAAT